GTCGCCTTCTGGCTAAAAAAACGCCCACCTTTACGGCTATTACATGATTTGCAGAGGCTCTGTAAGTTGTCCAAAGCCCACATTTCTCCACCTTTTACACGAGGAAATATATGATCAACCGATGTAGCTGGTGCATTGCAAAGGGCGCACTGCCATCCATCCCTGTCAAGGATCTGTATGCGTAGCTTCTTCCACTTACCACTACCTAACGCACGTTCGCTCAATGCCATCCCTTACGTTTGAAGTGATCTAATGCTTTACACATTGAACCATATCTATTGTGATTGTACTTAATACCCCACTCTACCTGTTTATATCCATCTACTTTACTAAGATACTTAGATCTACCTTGTGGTATGCCATAATGTGAACCATTCTTAGCTTTAGGATTCCATCTACTTTCTTTATGATATAACTCATCTAAGCAGTAGAACTCTGTGAATGAATGATTTAACTGGATAAATGCATATTGTTTGTAATGCATGGGTTTGTCAGCTGCAACGGAATAATCTTTTGAAAAGCAAAGGCTAAATGCAATTAGCAAAGAGGTCGCCCAAACTCTGCGCCTTCCGAGTCTAGCCGCTGGCGACTCAGCTTTTCGATTTAAGATCGAACGCTTTTTTAGGGTACCATACATAACAAAATCCTTTCAAGTTAGATAACAATATCATCTCACTATGTGGACAGTGATTTAGATCACAATGTATTTACATTGATAACGTAGATCATCGCCTTCTTGCCATGTTTGATCGTAGCCAATCTCGTTCATGCTAACTCTTCAAACAAAGCTAATTGATCTTTGTGGTTATTAAACAATTTATTGTAGAAATCTTTATTATTGTAAGTTTTGAGCCTGTGGCAATTAGCGCACAAAGTTTGTAGATTTTCTTTATCATTGTTTTGATTATTTCCATCAATATGATCTACATCTAACTGACCTAGCCAAACAGGTATAAACCCACATATTTCACAATAACTTTTTTTATGTATAGCATATTTCTTAGTACGACATTGATGGCACATTCTTCGATAACGTTTGATACCTCTGTGATCCCTACCTTTAGAACTCAAACGATTACCGCAGCCACATAAATTCATGGTTTGCTACCCCAGCCTTTACCCTTGAATACTAACCCAGGTGCTGAATACAGCCTGGTCATTAATGTATAACATTTAGGACAATCCATAGTAGGCAGATCCTCAGTAAATGATCTAAAAGTAGAGCCAAAGGTGCCGCACTCATTACAGCTAAACTCATACGTTGGCATTACTTTGCTGCAATCAACTGGCAAGTGTGGCAGACCACGGATTTGAACTTCCAACCACCACACTTATCACATCTGCATATGTCCGAGTCTGGTATATGCAAAGCTTCAACTATATTCTTAACTCCCACGCAACCACAGCTAGTGCATTGGTAGAGTCTAAATCCTTCTGGCAGATCCTCAGAGTCAAGCCATAAGAACTCAGTATTACGCTTACATCCATTGCACTTAAACTGCGTGTAATTAGTCACGATTTATCAACTCATGACATCTAAAACATGTGCCATCTCTAAAGACTCGATCATCTTCACAGACTTCACACTTGATTACTGTTGGCTCCAGGTGTACTCCATTATCATCCATTACGACTTGCACACCTTTACCATTAATAAATGCTATGTAGCCCATAGTCACTCCTTATCCTTTGGAAAATACCAAGCACCTGTACTGGTTTGTTTAGCCCAGATAGCATGCTCTTTAATGTTATCTAAACAGATATAACCATAGAAAGGTTTTTTAGTTGTCTTGCTTAAACCCTTCTTTAATGCCATTCCCTTAGCGCAGCCACATTCAGGCGGTGGATTAGGTGCTTCTGGCACAGCTGTAGTCCAATCACTATCGCCCCATTGCACTGGATCTTCTAGTTTGTTTTCTACAGTAAAGGATTCTGATTTAGCGTTTACTAAAGCCATTTCTTCTCGGCTTGGTCGCTTACCTTTAGCTGAGAAACCTGCGTTTGCAAGCGCCCTACCAATCGCACTTGTTTCCGCATTAGGTAAAGCGAAGTTTGCGTTAACACCCCGATCACTAATAGTCTCCATCGCAATCCCCGTAGCACACGCTTTGAGATCGGCTTCTGTCTTGAAGACTCTAGCGATAACAATGAATCTGTTTGCACTAGCTTCAAGTAATTCTGTTTCGATTCTTCCATCACTGTACATCCCCCAAAACGTATGTAGTCGGCTATCAACTGTTTCATAATTGCTTAAATCAAACGCCATAATTAATGCTCCCATTCAAAGTCTTTATCCTGCATGTATTCATGACAGGTTTTTGATATGGCAATATACGCAAGTGCGTCTTTGTAGTGATCGTCAAGCTCTGGACTTTCCACGCTTCGACTAATTTTGAGCAGTGCCATACAGCCTGCCACTTGATTTGATGTGATCGGGAAATTGAGATACGCAGACCATAATTTGGCAATTCGATCCATCTGGATTGCTGGGTGGCCGTAATGCATCCCTCTGTCGTGTATAAGTGTGACCGCATCTGCAAACAGTTTCTCAGTGTTTGTCATAATCAAACACAGCTCTAGATCTTAGTTTCTCAATCTTCTGATTATGCTCAATAGATGCTTTCCAGCCAGCTGATCTACCGACCCAGTAGCCACGATCAAACGCTCTACTTTGTATCTTCCAATAAGCCAGTACCAACACTGCTAAACCTAGCATGATCATAAAAAATATCAGACCATCCTGTCTAGCTTCTAGCCATATGTTATTCATTTGTAGCCCTACTTTCTATGCTCACGCTTTGTGGCATGTCAATAGTGTGACACTTGTGTATGACTTTGTGGATGATTTAAGGCTTAATTTTGATAACGATTTGATAACGTTATTTGTAGAGTTTGCCCTCGAATATAAAACTGCCATCTGCATTGATAGGTATAGTTATTACCTGAACCTTACGCTCATGCACGTATGCTACTGCGATCCCTTGCTGCCAATTTGCATAGCCCTTCGTGTAGGCCATGCCTGAACTGCTTAAATCTACTAAATTACCAACCTCAACACCCCATACAGTACGCCCTAATTGCCCTCTAGAAGCCTCTGTAAAAGCGGATACCCCTAGTCTATGGGTGTGTCCACAGACAACGCTCTTACCTAGCCTTCTAGCCCCGTTTAAGGCTGTTTGCCCAGGCACTTGGCTAAGAGGGAAAGCATCTCCATGAACGGCTGTCCAGCCTGGCGCCCAGTCAAGCCCAAAAGGACTGAATTTGATTCCGAGCTTGTCATATCCCATAAAACGCTCATACTGCATTTCTGGTAAGTTGAGGAATGATGGTAGTCGTTTTTTGATTGATCGGTAAAGTCTGATTCCATGATTACTTCCTAATACATCTGTTACGCCTAAGTATGTTAGGACTTCTTGTGTTTGTTTTCTATCGTCATTTATGTTGCCAACCATCTCATCAATGGTGCCAGCATTAAAACCACCTAGCTGTGGTAAATCAATCTCATCACCAATGCATATAGTCCTATGTGGATTCCACTTGGCTAAAAAGCGGCCAACAGATTTAACAGATTTCTCATTAAAAAAAGGTACTTGCAGGTCAGACACAAACGCTATGCGCTTAATCGTCATCCTCATCTGGAGTAGGAATAGAAGGGATAATGCCGTCTTCTCCCACTACCCAATCGGGCATGGAAGATGGACTATCCATTAAATAGAGAGCAACTGACTCATCAAATCCAGCCTTGCGTGCAGCTCTAAACATTTCATGTTTGGCAATATAAAACACTTCTAACTTAGTTAATGGCTCTGGTGATTTACGCACCCTGCGCCGATTAATCTTTTTGCGTTTACGTGTAGTTGCCATATTGCTATTGTCGCTTATTCATGATAAGGAATAGATCATCGACACGCTGTTCTAATCTAGTTAATTGATCTTTCATGCTAGAGCCACCATTAGGTCGTAACTCATTTAGCCAACCTTTAACTAAAAAACGTAATCCTATTAGCACGCCTGATAGCACGGCCATAACGCCAGCGCCAAAGCCAGCCCATTCTGTTGGACTCATTTTTCATTAGCACCGACACCATAAGCTGTATCGGATTTATCTAAAGCCCTAGCTGCTGGACCAGCTAATGCTGCAACTACTACAGACAGTGCTGGATCTAAACCTAATTCATTACTTGCTAAAAATGTTAAAAAAGATACTAATACCCCACGTGCGTAGGACTTTAGTATTGCTTTTTGCTTCTTGGTTATTTTCATATTTTGCCCCCTAGTAGTGGTATATCGAATGGCCTATCGTCTTTATCGCCTAACTTTGTAAAGCTAATATGAATGTGCCGCTTATGTGGGTTTATGCCACGATACCTACGCCACTTAAATCCCATAATCCTTGAAGCTATAAAGCCATTATGGATTACGTAAGATATGCGCTTATCGGTTTTAGCACAGACTCTGATCTGGTCAGCCAAATATATCGAGAGCTGCTCGGATGAATCCAGGCGAGAATCAACATCAATGGCTCGGACGCACCCAGATTTGTCTGGATTATGATCCGATTTTGTGGTGGAATGACGAGCATCACCCACCCACCCATCGCTGGTAGTACGGCGATCTGGATACCAGGTATCAATTTGATCCCTTAACTGTTTACCAGCTGCACACAGCCAGGGCTGTTTACTCATCCTCTGTATCAATCGGGGTGGATTGTGCCGCTTCAGGATTCTCTAGCCAGCGTAAGTAGCGTTGGTAATCTGAGTTGGCTGAATCTAGTGGAATCCACGCACCATCTTCTTCACGAAAGATTCCGTTTGGATTTCCTTGTAAGTTGTATCCTATTGTGTACATATTATAACTCCGAACTAAGAGAAATTTGATTTGATGTAATAAACGCATTTGTTCCTGCTGTCATACCAGTAAAACCATCTATGCGCAGAAATTGATTAGTAAATCTATTAACATCGGGAGAATTAACAGGACTACTTCCAACACCATTTCGGGCAGTAACATTTGGGGGGCTTTCTGCATAAGGAGTTGTTGTAAGCATTATTACAGTCGGTGTTGCTCGCATTGGCGTTGAAGCAATAGTGACTTGTATTTGTGTTGCTGAAAAAGCGTATCCAAATCCTGCTCCAAGAATTTGGTAGTACCTCTGGCAAGCGGCTAATTCTCCTTGGATTGTGCCACCTGCATAGACAAATGGAGTAGCAATAGAACCTAACTCTAATTTAGACTCTGCAATATAAAGAAAATCACCAAGTGTAGTATCGGTAACATCAGACCAAATAAACAAAATAAGATTTTGTGTGCTAGCGGTATCTACGGCTGCACTTATAGAATAGGTAGCATAAGATGTGGTAAGGGATAAGTTAGCAGGTGTATTTTCATAGGTTGCATTAGCAATTAAAGTAGGGTTTGTACCTTCTGCGCCCCACGCACTGATAATATCGCTAGTTACTGTATCGGCTGTGCCTGACCAAGCCACAATAGCGGCTTTAACATTATCTAATTTAGTAGTAGCAGATACTTTAGCCTTAAAACTAAAGGTAACTGTATTACCAACTAATCCTATTACATCTTTATTTTCTATAATAGTTGCTATGCCAAACTTTTTGTTAACAGTTTCTACATCTAGGGCAATAGCAAATTCACCATTAGTAGGCACTGTTGTTGTATCTTGAGTAACATCTATGACATCATTACCATCACTTAAAATATACCAGCGGTCTAAAGTATAAGCATCATCATTATTAGCACCAGATGTTGAAGTAAAAGATGTGCCACGCTGGGCTACGGCAAAACCACCATTTATTAAATAATTTTTATTTAAGTCAGGATTCCAACGAAGTCCAGTTGTAGTGGAACTATCCGCGACAAGTGTGTCGCCGTTATTACCAACTGCTAATCTTGCAGGTGTATCATTACCACTAGCTGCAACAATATCGCCCTTAGCATCTACAATAGAGTTTTGTATTGCATTAGAATCATCAAAGCCAACCCATGCAGATCCGCTATAAGTTTGTACTGCATCTGTGTCTTTAAGATAACAGCACTGGCCTTCTTGTGGAGATGTAATTGCTGCATCTCTAGCTGCTGCACTTGCAAAGACTAGAACGCCTTGCATTAGGTAACCATTAGTGTCGGCTGCGGTCAGCACCTCACCAGTAGTAAACGTCTTAAAACCTAAACCTGCTGCCATTTCTACTCCTTAGTAACTTAGGACATTATAGCCCAAAGTACCATAAATCGGGTTATCCAAAACCAGCGAATCAATGATGGGCTCTAGTGTCGTGAACGTGGTTTTCCAACTATTCGGGGTTATGTTCATTCTTACCCCAAAAATCTGTAAAGTTTTCTCTAAAAGTGATCCACCTGGCTGGGTAGTCTTAACTGTAATTGGATCAAAAAAATCTAAATCTAAAGCTGCTATAACTCCTGCGTTGTAATTGTCGGTATATAGATCTAGAACTATGGCATCTACTCGGATAGAGGTTTCTTGTCTGCTGGCTACATAAGCCTTTGCATAATCTAGAGCTACAGCATCTGACTGCATTAACAAATTATCTAAAAAGTAACTGTGCAAAAAGTACTTATCTATACTGGCTTGGTTTAGGGCTACCTGTGGGCTTCCACCAGCTCTAGTGATAGTGGCTTTATTAAATACCAATACATCGTTTAATATCCAGGTAGCATCAAAGTAATCTATGCCTGTGCCATCATCTGCAAAGACTGTAGGTGTGCCACCAATAGATCCAGCAGTTACGCCTCTATCTTGAAATACAAAGTTATTATCGGCACTCACATAGATAGCGCCATACTCAGATTCTGTTGCAATTTGTAAAGCCTGTAATGCTGTGCGGTTAGTGCCTGGGTCTGCTTGTAATGTGGTAAGACCTGCATCTATATCACGCTGTGATATTGGCCAGTCAATTTCATCTAGTATTTGATTTATACGAGTACCTGATAGATCGCCAGCCGTTGCACCAGTAACAGTGCTTATCTGTGCTAATTGGGCTAATCTAAAAGCATCTACAGCTTGTATAGTAGTCATGGCTAAATCTGCTTCTGATTCATCTGGATAGGTTGTAACGTAACTTGTAATATATCCTGCAAATATAGGATAAGTAGTAGAACCATAGGTAGCAGTAATCTGCACCTTCTTCATAGGTGTTAATAAATTGTAATAAGGCCCAGATACGTTCTGTGGGTTAAAATCGCCATTTTGATCTACTATGCGTAATGTAAGTGAACCTGTTTGAAATTGATCGCTAAGAGCGGTACGGCCTCGGTTAGTTTCAATTCTGTTTACTTGATTAGATACGTCTACAATTACAGCTGCTGAATCTCCCAATATATTTGTGCCTAGTATTCCAGATCCCAAGATCATTGTTTGGGCAAAACTAGGGCCAGTGCTAAAGTTAATTACAGCATTAATTACTGGTACTGTCATTATGGCAACTGTCCAGCGCCAGAAGTGCTATAGCCATTTCTAGTTGCTTGTTGAATACTCTCGGCTATTGCTTGGCTCATTTTATCGCCAGAAGCATCTATCCTTAAAGTAATTGCATCTGCCTGCGCTTGATACCTTGCAGACATGTGGGCTAATGAAATGGCCTCTTGTGCAGGTAATCCGTATTGAGTATTTAATTCTGGCGCAAGTTGTCTAATTAAAATGTCGTACGGATCTGTAGATAATGGAGCTGCGCCACCACCACCTCTACCAGCTGCAAAGGCATCAGCCTGGGCTTGGTATCTAGCGGACATACCTGCTAAGGCCATAGATTCTTGTAGTGATAAACCTAATGCTCTAAATTGTCCGATTAAACCACTTATCATTTTATCGTATTTATCAGCGCTAGCCTCTAACGCTTCTCCTAATTTCTTTGCTGCATCTGCCGCTTTCATTTCTTCTAATATCTTTTTGGCTAATGCTTCGTTATTATCTAGGATGGCTAACTGTCCTCTGATGCGTAATTTAGTTTCTTCATCTGTGGCTTCATTAAGCGCTTTTTGGAATCCAATACGCTCTACATCAAACTTAGCAGATAATTCATCTATAGCACTTTTAGCCTTCAATGTGGCTACTTCTTGCTTCTTTAATTTTAATAGATCCTGAGATGCTTTGATTTCTTGTCTTCTTTGTGCGGCTAGTACACGGCCAGCCGTTCTTTCTTGACCACCACGATCTACTGAATCTTTGCCAGTAGATCTTAAAGCTTCCGCAGCACGTAAGGCTGGGCCTATGTATGGTAGGTTTCTTAAAATTGAACCATCTACGCCAGGTATATTACCTATTGCCTTTAGTTTGCCAATTACTCTACCTAGACCCACGATTACTTCGCTTGTGGCTATAGCAAAGTCTTCCATGTTATTGCTTAGGCCTTCAATGCTTTTATCATCACCTAGTTCTGTTAATGCATCTAATAAACCTTTGCCTATAATTTCTTCTGCATTAGCTACAGATGCAGCAAATAAACTCATTTTGCCAGCATAAGTATCTAATCTAGCCAGGGCCTGACCTGAAAACTTTTTATTAAGTTCGGCCATAATATCGTCCATATTGCCAGCCTTTAATAAAGTTTTATCTAGGCCAGCACCTAACCTACTTAATCCTGTGGTATTGCCAGCATAGGCTCTAGATAATGCCGTTGTTACTTGGCTTAAAGATTTGCCTGTAGCGGCCGATACATCCATAGCCGTATTTAATGCATTTTGGCTGGTGGTAATAGATCCTGTAACAGTTAGTAATTGCTGAAAGGCTGGACGTAATTCATCGTCTAATACGCCTGTAGTTTTTTGTAGATTAGCGATATAAAGTTCTACGGCTGGTGAACTAAATGCAAAGCCTGTATTTTTTAATTGAATCTCTAAAGATTTAGCGGCTGCTTCATCGGCTGCAAATGCTTTTACTGCTTCTTTACCAAATCTAACTATTGCTCTAGCTGAAAATGCTGCGGCCAGTGTGCCGCCTAATTTTTTGACTTGCTTGTCAAATACGTTTACATCTTGCTTAGCCTTTTTAAGAGCCTTACCATTCCAGGTCGCCGAGGCTGCTACAAATATATTGGCCACTATGCAACCTTCTTAATTTCAGTTTTGCGTGTAAATTCCACAGCTGTTTTATCTACGGCTTTTAATATAGCCTCATAGACCTTATTGTTATCTTGTGCCCAAGCCTTGTAGATTAAGCGGCCTTGCATCTTTCGACCTGTTGCCCCACGTGCTCCAGGTACTCGCTTAGGCTTTGTTACTGGCTCTAAGGCACCTATAAATTGTTGGCTAGCAAATGGATTATTTGAATCATAAAAATCTAATGCTTGGCTTTTGGCAGACTTTCTAACATAAGTACCACTACCTTCATGCTTAAATGTAAATGGCGCTCTACCTTGTGGGTTTAATCTGCCTGCGGTTTCATAAATAGAACCAGCCCTACTTACGTTATAAACGTATTGGCTTACTTGCCAACCATTTTTAGTAGCTACATTTTTACCTGGGTTATATCCAATACCAGATTTAACTACGCTGCCATCATATTTTGGAAATGGTCGTTCAATAGTAGAAGATAATGGTTTAGACCACCCAGATAATACTTGACTATTAGATGGTACAAAACCTTTAGCCTTTTCAGCTACTGCTCGCATTAATGGATCAATAGCCTTACTAATTTTTAACCTTAAATCTTCATCAATAAAACTGAGCCCATTAAGAACGTCTTTAACGCCTACGACTTCTGCTGGCATTCTTAACCCTTTCGGCTCTATCGGTTATCACTTGAATAATAGCCCGATACATTTCCGAGTCCATGTTAATAAACTCGCTAGGCGGTATTCCAGTTTCTACGGCTAATGCTGCTATGCCATAAACTATAGAATCCCGCTTTACTATTTTTTTTCTTCGTCTAATACCTCGACAGTTTCTAAGCTGTCTATAAATTCAACCCCAAATACAGGTACTTGTGCGCCAGACTTGCGCAAGCACTCCCAAGCTAACCAAAAAATATGGGTTTGCTGTTCATGCTCACGCAAAATCTTGCTAATACCTGAGCCCCATTTCAACTCAAAGCTATATTCAATTCCTGGTGTTATCTTGTGTTCTGTGACTTCACCATTAGCCCTAGTAATTTTAAGCTTTGCCATTGTTACTCCCTAATTAGAACGCCACTGATGGCGATACTGTGATTACGGAGTTTACAGTAAATGTAATGCTAGATGTAGCAATTTCGGCTACTCCAGCTGATCCGATTGGAGTCAGGTTATTTACTAAGATTGAGAACTGGTAAGTAGGGTTAGCAGCTGAAACTGTAGTGCCCTTAACTGTAATTACTGATACAGCTAGAGTCTTGCCAAATGCCTCATTAAGAGTCTGGCTTACCTCAGATGTTGCCCAGTCGTTCATAAAGTCGATTGTAAATGTGCCACTCTGTAAACCAGCTACATAGCGATGAGAAAGATCGCCCATGCTTGTGATCTCTAACTCATCCACGATTTGATTGATAACAGCGCTTGATACCAAGTCGCTAATATCAATTGAAGGTGTAGTAGGCGCTGCGTTGGTAGCCAACTTAACGCCGACGTTGTTATTTAAGTATATTGCCATTGTTACTCCTCGTCATTCTTGTTGGTTGCTGCTTTGCCTTTTGGTTCTTCTTTTATTTGGCCTGTCTTTATTAAGAAGGCTAAATCTTCTTCTTTGCTCATAATTTAACTCCAGCTCGTTAGGATTGATACTGTAATTTCAGACACCAATAAATCGCCACTTTGAGCGCTTACGATTGCTGGAGCTGAAATGCTTGATATATTAAGTGTCAGCGCTGACGCTGCTAACTTTGTTACTACGGCTACTATGTAATCTTCCATACCAGCCAAATTGCCCTGGTTATCTAACGCAGGTTTAGTGATTAAAATTCTAAAGTTTGCTAAAGGTAATACTGTTACATGATCGTTATTACTTGGTACTATGTAAGGATCGCCTGGGGTAATCGCTACTGCATTGGCGAGAAGAGTACTTGGCGGAAAAGCAAATACTGACCAAACGCCAGCGTTAGTAAGATCTGTGGCTAATGTGCTACGTAATGTAGTTATTGCGGCTGGCATTATCCCACCAAAGATGCAGGTGATGAATACGGCTGAATGAGGCCACGCACTCGGTTAATCAGCTGATAACCCATCCGATAAGGGCTAGCACTGACCCCATCCATACCGACCCCACCCGTCTGGCTAACTTGTCTAGCTTGCCAGATATCTACGGCTACGATCATGGCCGCTTCTCGGATTGCAGGGGTGCTCGCATAAGCTTGGGTCTTGTGGTCTGGGCCTGTGGCTACGCCATAAGGTACTACTTTGTGAAAGTTTTGATTAGCTGCAACTTTATTATATTGCACAAATGAATAGCCATTAGGATAATTAACTTGGCCATAGTTATACATAAATACTGGAATTAAACTAGTAGTGCCAGTGCTAGGTGGTATTGTGCCAGTGATTGTGTGTGAACCATTAAATGTAGATCCACAAGCACTTACAACTATTGTTTGTCCTGCCACAAACGCATTAGGATTAGCAAGCATAAGTGTTGCAACATTGTCCTGTAATGCAGTGCCTACTACTGGTGCAGTGTTAAACCATAAATATTGATTAATTAAATCTTCGGCTGTTTGACAAACTTCTTCAACTGTTGAATCAGAATATAAAGTGCCAATACCCAAATTTGTGCGTAACTCTTGTTGGGTCACATAAACTGCTGGCATCTCTACTCCTTCTCTAAAAAAGCTCCCCTGGGGCTAGGGCTACTAAACCCCAGAGGATTATTAATTAATGGGTTTTATCAGGTCTTCTTGTACTTGATAATTCCGTTAGGCATTTTGGCTAGTGTTGCCATGTATCCGTAAATTGCAACTTGTACCTGTAGGTTTGAAACTACATTTACGCTCATGTAATTTTGTGCGGAGCGATATACGGTAAATGCTTCTGGTGCAAGGATTACAGCTGAATCATCATCAAATGTCGTAGCTGTAAAGTTCTTGTCTACGTATAGATCAAGTCCAAGCACTGACCCTCTGATCGACTGTGGGCCCACTTGGCCAGCAGCATTCATAGGTTGTAGGGCATTAAATACTGGGCGCTTTGTTGTATCTTGTGCACCAATTAACGCACCCCACTGAGCTGGGTTAGCAATGTAATTCTGTGCAAAGTAACCTGTATTTGCGTAGATAGTACGTGCACCTTCAGTTGTAAACGCAACGATACCATCTAGGTCAGCTGTTGTGTTTGTACCATTCATACCAGCTGCAAGTAATGCAGTTAATACAGTTGTATCAAGTGTCTTCAAATAAGCTAGTGATAATTGATTTGTTAACTCCTCATAAAAGCCAGGATAGCCCGCTCTTTCTAGAAGCTCAATTGATAGCGTATTCATGCCACTGTACTTAGATACATTTGCTGATAAATAATTTGTTTCCATGCCAGTATTTTGTACTGCGCCGCCTTCGGCTTCTACAGTTACTACTGGTGCTACACCTGTACCACCGCCACTTGATGTAACAAGTGAAGGTACATTGATCGTCATACCGTTTTGTGGTAAAACACCTTGTGAACATGCATCAATAGCAGGTGTGCCAAAGCGTGTATTAGTTACAAACTCGGCTAGATATTGTGTAGGGTTAAATGCTCCGTTATTGCTAAATGTATCATCCGCAGCTGTTACATATAGTTTTGAATCATCGTTGCCTAGAGCAGCCTTAATCTTGTGCTCTGTATATGCAGCCATAGAAGTAATTGGCGTACGTATAGTTGTTTGAATTAGTGGTGCTGTAATTGTTGGGCGAGCAGCTTCTACTGTAGGAGTAGCAGCCTCTGCCTTTGCTTCTTGTGGCGCTGTTGCTAAATCTTCCACAGGAGCCTCGCTTTCTGTTGTTTGGTTTGTGTCCTCTGCTTCGTTTTCACTAGCAGCAACTTTAGTTACTTGTGCAGCACTGAATGCTGGTGACTCAACCAGGCTTACTTCTCTTAGTGTTGCGCTGGTTACATATAGATAATCTTTTTTCTGGATTGACTTGTTTACATCCACGCCTACTGACAAACCATCGATTAATTGCTCGCTTGCAAGTATTAAAGCATCTTGTCCTTGCATGGAGTTACTAATTTTGAATGATGCGTAAATGCCATCTTCTGCTTCTTTGTAATTTGATTGCATTCTTCCGATTGGTTTTTCTGGGCGGTGCTGCATAAGCATTTTTACCTTGCCTGGATCACCGATGTCGATTGAGCCTTTAGCAAATACAACCTTACCTACGGAAGTATTGCCGACTTCTTCAAACGGCACGATCTTGCCTGCAATAACTCTGCGCTCTGTATCGGCAGCTTCTATGTGGCTACTGAATGTAAGTTTCATCTTCTGTTTCTCTTCCGTTAGGTGTCATTTGTTCCATTTCTTTAGCTTCTTCCACATCGATTAAACCTAGATTTATCATTTTCTCTAATGCCTCTAGGCGCTTCATTGTGTCAGCTCTTAAAAATGATTCTTCTATAGCAAACTTAACTACGTGCCCACGTGGAGTAATATCATCCATGCTTAAACGATCTTCAATAGCACAAATAAACGGCTGTAGTGAGTAGGCTACAAACTCTTTGCGACCATCAATAATGTTTTGGTAAGTCATGCTGTTATTCATATCTGCGCTTATGTAATATGCAGGTACGTTCATGGCACGTGCAATTTGTGTGGCTAGATATTGTTGTGCTTCGTTATACATCATATCTTTAGGACTAAATCCTGTAGTTTCATAAGATAGAGTAGATGTTAAATATGCTGTAGATCTATTTAAGCGACTTTGTTTCCATTGTGCTAATAATCCAGATACTTGTTGCTCTGGCAAATCTGCGCCAGTGTTTTTAATGTAACCTGATGGCATTGGTGTTTGTGCTGATACAGCTGCGGCTTTTTCAATATCTAATGCACTTTGAATTGTGCGTGCTGCGGTTTGTAATACACCTTGTGTTAATCCTTGGAATGTAATAAGAGAACCGATACCAGACATAGGCGCTCTAACGCCATCAACAAAATATTCTTCTACTTCTGTGCCAAACTTATTTGTAGTAAATGTAACTCTGTTATTAGCAATCCACTCAAATCTTGATGGTCGTAGGTCGTCTGCAAAAAGCTCGGTACAACGCCAATAAGCGATTCCGTAGAATAAAAGACTATCGACAGTCCATGATATGGTGACGGATCTTGGTTGCCGATAGTCTGGTTGATCTATCCAAAGAGGGTTCCCCAACTCCTCACCATTTGACTTTTTGTAAAGCTTTAATGGCAAGTAGGACACTACACCAGCAATAAGATTTCTGCACCTTGACACTGCGGGTACCTGCATGGCAAAATTACGATCTAATCCACCAGGGAAATTACCAACACCTGTAGTAAATGAACCATAGCCGTAGGCTGTGTCCATAATGGCAGGGGCGTATTGCGCTTGTACGGATTCAGTTTTTTTATTTATACCCAAAGCAGACAATAGACCCATAGATATACTTTATACCATAAAACGGACTAATGGTGCAAGTTAGACAAAGATTTGCGCTGTTTTTTGTGGTTTTGTTAATTCTGATACGACCATAGCCAAAGATATTGCAGCTGTAACATCACCAGCCGACTTACGCCTGATAATGCGCCAGCCAGCATCATTTGTTTTAGCAGCGCAGTTATTTAGGTGCTGTACTAGGTCTGCTTGTCCAGAATGAACTATGCGGTTATTGGCTAAACCATCTGCTAGGTCTGAACATGCCTGGTAAAACGCTTGGCCGCTAACATCTTGCATACGCCATCCGCTTTGTTCTAATTTTGTGGCTATTGTTTGTGTGGCATATTTGTCAAAACAGATTATATGTGGGTGATACTTTCTTGCCCACTCATTTATGTCACTTGCCATCTTAACTTCATCTATTGCTATATCGCTATGCCAAAGCTGTGCAAGTCCTACAGCTACTTTCCCATCTTTTATCTGACCCATAACCAAAGCGCCAGAACGTCTAGTAGGTGCAATATCAAAGGCCATTATAGTCTGAGGGCCGACAGGGATTTCTAACGTGCTATCACTACATGCTTCGATAGATCCATATACCCATGGGCTTTGTGTGCTATCTACCCACTGGCATAACATTTCAGTACGTGTAGCTTCTATGCTGTTTGTATTTACAGCTTCTTCTAAAGTTTCTTCTGTTACTAAATACCCTAATGCTGGATTAGCCATAGCCCAGGCTTTACGATCATTAATTTTACAATGCTGTGGTGCTGACCATTCATAATAACCTAAAGTCGCTGGTGGGTAGGATAATGAGCGCTCTCTTAAATCGTTTAATACTGTACTAAATCCATCACCTGCGTTACTTGTCATTAACGTCATTGAGTTAGGCCTTGCACGTGTTACTGGTAATGCAGCTGTAAAGGCTTCTTCTGACCATTCACGTAACTCATCTAAATATAAGAAATCTGCGGTCTTACCACGTGGCGCATCTCTAGTAGCTGCGGCTATCTCATACCTAGCGCCATTAAGTAAGCTAATAGATTCTTGGCCATTAGCCAGACGTATCTGCCTTACCTGATCTTTTAAGAATTGATTATCTTCTATTGTGTAAGCAACGTTTCTAAATGTATCTAATGCCATGTTTCGATTAGAGGACATACCTAATACATTCTTAGAGCCCCACAAAAATAAATGTGCCAATATAAGCATTCTAGCCAGGTGAGTCTTTCCCGATTGTCGACTTACAAGAATGAGTCCTGTTTTCTTGATCCACATATCGTTTTCATCTACAGACAACAGATCATCTAACACCCAGCGCTGCCAGGGTATAAGCGGCATCCCAATTTTTTCAGCTAGATCCGCTACCTCTTGTGCTTTGCTTTTAACTTTTAATAAAGGCGTGTGGATTCTAGGCTCGGTGCTACCAATTAGCCCGACCCCTCGTTTGATCTGGCTTGATTCGGTATCAGTTTGCATCAAAGTCCAGCGTATCTGGTTTATTAAAAGGTGAGTCTGGCACTGTGCTGGTGGTTTCAGGGAGAGAAGGTTTCAG